GGGAAGGTCTCGAGATGGTGGTCTTCGTGTGGGCGAGATGGAGCGCGACTGTTTGCTGTCGCATGGTGCGGCTGCGTTCACGAAGGAACGTCTGATGGATGTCTCCGACCCGTTTCCGACGGGCATATGTAAGAACTGTGGAACACTTGCGGTCATGAATGAAGATGAGAGCATCTATCATTGCGGATCGTGTGGGAACAAGACAGAGTTTATCAACAAGACAATTCCTTACGCTATGAAGTTGTGGATACAGGAACTTGAGGCGATGCATATCGTTCCTCGGATGGTTCTCTCGTAACCATGCTTTCCAGGTCTGGGTCTGAACGAGACTGCTTGAGTACCATGTGCTGTCTGCGACAGTCCTTCCAGAAACAGGTGATACATCCACATATTCCAAAAAACAACACGCTTGCGATCGCTCCAATGGCAAGTGCTTGGTCTGTGTCCATTTTTTGTATAGGGTTTTCAAACTGTAAGTCCTATACAAACATGTCGTTGGAAATCCTTGTTGGTCCGATGTTCTCTGGCAAATCAAGCCGCATTTTGAGTATAGTATCTCGGTATTCGGCATTGAGCGTTCCGATTCTTGTCATCAAACACGCCGCAGACGTCCGATACGCAGCGAATGAAGTGGCAACACACGATGGACGACGTGCTCCCTGTATCACTGCCAATCAGTTCAGCGACATTGACCCCGCATTTCTCAAGCAGTTCCGCGTGATTATTGTGGAGGAGGCACAGTTCTTTACAGGATTGGTTCCCTTTGTTCAGTATGTTGTCGACCAACTGAGGGTTCATCTTTTTTTGGTTGGATTGGATGGTGATTCCGAACGCAGACCGTTTGGAGAGATTCTGCAATGTATTCCACTTGCTGACAAAGTCGAAAAACTCACTGCTCTGTGTCGCCGTTGTGCGAATGGGACACTGGGCATTTTTACATACCGCAACGGACATCAAGACCAACAGATGATTGTCGCTGGAGCAGACCTTTACGAAGCAGTGTGTCGAGACTGCTACCATGAAAAGCGTGCGCTGGATGCGCTGTAAAAAATAATGTTGCCATGAAGCACAACAAACATGGGTGGTGGTCTACTTCAGCTCGTGAGCTACGGTGCTCAGGATATCTACATTTCCGGTAATCCCCAGATTACCTTCTGGAAGGTGCTCTACAAGCGCCATACCAACTTCGCCATGGAGTCGATTGAGGTTACCTTCAACGGCCAGGCGGACTTCAACAAGCGCGTGACTGCGGTGATCAACCGTAACGCGGACCTGATGTACCGCACCTACGTGCAGGTTGTGCTGCCCGCTGTGGACCTCATCGCCGGTTCTACCAACCTGAACCGCTTCCGCTGGTTGAACTACATCGGTCACCGCCTGATCAAGGTGGTGGAGCTCGAGATCGGTGGTCAGCGCATCGACCGCCAGTATGGTGACTGGATGCAGATCTGGACCCAGTTGTCCCAGGATGCCGGTACCGTGGAGGCGTTGAACGACATGATCGGTAACACCCACGACCTCGTCCTGATGAAGGATGCGAAGGGTTACACTCTGGATGCCTCTTGCGCCGGTGCGGAGCTGACCAACAGCTGCGCTCCTCGTGCGGGCACCCCGGCGAAGACCCTCTACATCCCTCTCCAGTTCTGGTTCTGCCGCAACCCTGGTCTGGCGATCCCGCTCATCGCGCTCCAGTACCACGAGGTGCGCATCAACGTGGAGTTCGAGCAGTGGATCAACTGCACCTACTACGAGCTGTCCGGCGCGACTGCCGCTGCTACCTCCATCCAGTCCCTGACTGCGGCGTCCCTGTACATCGACTACATCTACCTGGACACTGAGGAGCGCCGCCGCTTCGCCCAGCAGACCCACGAGTACCTGATTGAGCAGCTCCAGTTCACTGGCGCTGAGTCCATCACCTCGTCCAGCAACAAGATCCAGCTGAACTTCAACCACCCCGTCAAGGAGCTCGTGTGGGTTGTCCAGCGCGACTCGTTCGTTGACTGCACCCCCAACCAGAACTTCATCAACGAGGTCAATGGTTGCCAGCCGTTCAACTACACGGATGACTTCACCACTGAGGGTGTGGTGATGGATATCCTCGGCCGCGGTTCTCTGGGTCTGGGTCCTAACTCCTCCCCTGCCAGCAATGTTACCCCGACCACTCGTGGCGATGGTCCTTCTGGTCCTTACCTGCCGGGTCTGGGTCAGGCATTCGGTCCTTCCTTCGGCGGTGCCTCTTGGTTGGATACCTTCAGCGATGCCGGCGACGAGGTGTTCGCTGCGACCACCAACTACCTGCTCGCCAAGGTCATCCTCGACAGCGGTGTCCAGTGCTCGGGCAAGAACCCCGTGGAGGTCGCCAAGCTCCAGCTCAACGGCCAGGACCGCTTCACGGAGCGCGAGGGTCGCTACTTCGACCGCGTGCAGCCTTACCAGCACCACAGCCGCACCCCGTCGGTGGGTATCAACGTGTATTCCTTCGCGCTCAAGCCGGAGGAGCACCAGCCCAGCGGCACCTGCAACTTCTCTCGTATCGACAAGGCGACGCTGCAGCTCACGGTGTCCGTCAACACGGTGCGCGGTGGTCGCACTGCCCAGGTCCGCGTGTACGCCGTGAACTACAACGTGCTGCGCGTGATGTCCGGTATGGGTGGCCTCGCCTACTCCAACTAAGCGTAAGGTCTTGGTTGTGATTGTCATACAGCCCTAAAGGCAACTAAATAAATAAAGGACAGCAATGTCCGATAACTGAGATTAGAACTCTAACTTCAGTTAAACAATATAGATACATTTGCCAAATATATAGCATGGAGATTGTAGATCACGTTAAACGATGTATTAAGGACGCGGAAGATCATCGGTCAAAGATTACAACGGAGATTCTTGCGTATCAGGGATATACTGGAACAAAAACACGCCACTTCTACAATAACATATGCTCCCTTCCCAATGCTAACTATCTAGAAATCGGAACATGGTATGGTAGTTCGGCAATCAGTGCATTATACCAAAACAACCTCAATGCTACTTTGATAGATAATTGGTCAGAATTCAATGGAACCCGAAGTATACTAGATTCTGCTGTGCAAAGATTCAATACTGGGAGTGATGTTACAATTATTGAGAAGAACTGCTGGGAAGTTAATAGGGATACATTACCCGAGTTTGATATTTATTTGTATGACGGTGCGCACGCATATACTGACCAGTACAGAGCTATTTCTTATTATAACAAGGTTCTCAAACCCAATTGTATTGTAATGATCGATGACTGGAACTGGGGTGATGTGCGTAAAGGAACATTAGATGCGTTCTCAGATTTAGGAATTAATTTCCTATTCCAGCACGAGATCGTATTACCAGAAAAGGATATTATTGGAATGCCAGTTCATAATGGGCGAAATACGTGGTGGAATGGTATTGGTATTTTTGTATTAGACAAGTAAGCGTTCAAAGACTGCCCATCCATTGCGATCCGTTCCCGATGCAATACACTTCCATTCTGGGCGCTGCGAAAACCATTCTACGATCTTCCGACACTTAGATACCATGGTATCGTCGAGTATGTATACAGATGCAGTGGTTGTTTCTATCATGAACAGAAACTCGAACCACGTCAGGTATTCTGCTCCATCCAACAGAATAACCTCTGGATTGTTCATTGGAACATGGGGACATGACCAAAAATTACGGATATCTTCTTTGTGCCAATCTAATTCGATATTGGAATGAATGTGTTGGACTTCTTCAAATGTTGGGCACTTGTTATCCGGAAGAATTCGTCCATGTAAGATACGAATGGATGCAATCTGTCTCCACAACGCTTTTGCCTCTTGGAATCGACCAAGATCGGTTTCATAACTTTGCAATGCAAATGTATCGCTTCGTTTGGAAAATCCATCGTAAAAACAGCATGTGGATCCGCGCCCATTCCACGTTCCGATTTCCAAATAGCGAGAGAAGCGAGTATCTGCGGCATACTTGCTTATCCATTGACCAAGTTCTTGTGTCAAACGAACCTGACCACTGTTTTCGACGTGAAACATTGTTTACCTTAGTTTCTTGAATTGTAAGTAAACAGTTTCGATTGTTGGTTTACATATTCGCAATGTCTTCAATTGTATACACAATGTCATACACGCTTAACAAAAACTTCAAAGGAGTGGACTATCGGTTGGCGAACGTGTGGTTTCACTTTATTCCCGTTGAAGACAAACCCATCCGTTACGCAGAGATAGGCGCATTCTATGGAGCAAACATGATTAGTGTGGCGGAAACCTATGGAAAGCATCCCGATTCTCTCTTGATTGCGATTGACCCTTGGACCGACTATGCGGACTACCCAGAATACAAGGGAGAGCAAACGACCATCTACGATGCATTTACGCAAAACATGACATCATGCGGACTTGCTGAACGCGTGACTGTAAAGCGCGGTTATTCAAATGAAGTGCTTCCAACCTTGGAAGACAATTCGTTTGATATTGTTTACATTGATGGAAACCACGAACCCGAGTATGTATTGGAAGACGCAGTGCTTGCATTTCGCAAGGTCAAGGTTGGGGGGTATCTCATTTTTGATGATTATGGTTGGGGTGGACCCGATCTAACGAAGCGGGGTATTGACGGGTTTATGAATGGATATCACAAGCGCATTCAAGTCTTGGGTGAACGAGAATCACAGGTGTTCATTCGTAAGCTTCGTTAACGACTCTACAATACTCCAAACACGAGTTCGTGTCTCGATATCTGTGTCCATGAACGAGAGTGTCTTTGCAACGAGACATGCGGTAACAACGTTGAGGTCTTGCAAGGAAAATCCAAGTGCCTGTACCTTCTGCAGGAATACTGTTGTTAACTCTGTCATGGGCATCGGATCACGATTGTTTACAATAAAGTCAAACCCTAAAAGGGATTGGTATATTTTTCCAAAGTCGGTCAACGGGTCTCCATTTGTTGTGAGTGTGCCCGCGATATCTCCCTTCATATCTAGAAAGACAACTGAATTGTTTCGTAGCATCGTATTGCTGAACCACGGATCACCATGTACTACAGACGCCAATTGTGTTTGTTCTCGAAATAGATAGTTTCGTATGCCAACATCGATTGTATCTACAATCTTGCTCGCATTTGCGAATGGATAGTCTCTTTTGTTTTGAATACGCGTTCGAAGTTTTCCAATGTAGTTTTCGTAGACACGGTCTTTCGTAATCGTAATCTCAAGCGGATAACTATGCATACGATGTAGACTGTCCACTACAGTTTCAACATCATGTGTTGAAAGCAGTCCATCAGTCATGACTTCGTAGAGAGTTGATCCACTGACATATTCAAGGTAGAGATGTGTTGTATCTCCGTCGACCTTGCTTCCCAAATAGCGTGGAAACAAGGAGTCTTGTACGGATTGGTAGAAAAAGACCTCTCCCTTCATAGAACTGGTAGGACCAATCTTCTCAACAGTCGTTCCTCGTTTTATGATTTGATTGAACTTGTTGCTTGCTTGCTCTTTCTTGTTGCTTTCTTGATATCCATATGAAAAACCCATCGCTTCACGCGCTTGAATGTATGGATTGAATGCGCGATCGTCGATGTAGATATTGGCATGGGGTTTCCCAAAGTATATTTCGTCATACGGAATACTGTGCGTCTGTAGACTTTCAAATGTATCGGCTGCAATAGTTGACATGACTCTCCCGAGATCATTCTTCTGCGTTGCCATCCCTCGTGCAGTATATAGAATAATCGTATGACCAAGTTCCTTAAGTTGTTTTAGATATGCGACCATCGGTTCAATTGGTTCACATTCCTTGTAAGACTGATTGGGTTTCCGATACTTGAGGATCGTATTGTCAATATCAAAGCAAATTCGAAGTGGATGAAACGGTAGTCTATCCTTGTTCCGTACAATCTCATCGGGTGTGCCCAAACAGATGGGTGAATTGATCTTCACGCACGAAACATCCTGCATATGGCGGTAGATTTCTGACATATAATACTCGCGGGCATCGGACCGTTGCATCAATGTTTCCTTTGCAGTTGTTAGGAATGTGCGAACATTCGAGAACCCATACAATCCACACGCATAATCCTGACTTGTTTGCTTCTTTTCGGAAACACTCGTAAGGCGCCCATTTTCAACTGTTATGTAACAATATGGGTTTCCCTTCTCAGTCGTTGTGGAATATCCTATGAACGATTTGCCATGTGGAAGGGTGGTTTCGCGTAGATCGTATACAGTATCATTATCCAAAAAGCAGATAGATTCATCCTCCGAAAATCCAGCACGTTGGATACCCAGGTATGCAGATTCCAGTGCTCCCCTGGTTGGTCTTTCGAGATAGATGTATTGGAACCTCTTCTTTACACAATGGTGTAAAGTTGTATCCAAGTTCAAATAGGCAAGGTCTTTGTTGAGAATGAGCGTTACGTCCTCGCTTGGAATGCTCTCGAGCACGTATTGAAGCATCGGGATTCCGAGAATGAAGTTCCAGGGTTTTGGAAACCCATTTGATTGAGCAAGTCTTGTTCCTGACCCACCACACAAGACTACAAATTTCATTTCTAGTTCTAGAATTGGTGTATTTAAATCTTAACACACGATTCTGCATCGCGAAAGAACTTACGCACTCGTTCGAGCGTTATGGTTTCCAATGACTTGTTCATATCTTTCATACGATCAATAACTGCATCCGGAATGGTAATAATGTCTGCTCCTGCTTGACGAGCACGTTCTATCGTATAGATCTCACGGCAACCCGCCCACAAAATTCGAACATGAGGGCAATCAGCAAATGCGCGCTTTGCATGCTGTATATAGATATTCGGATCAATTCCCTTGTCAGAAATAGGACCTGCAAATACCGACACAATCGCAACGCTATTGGGTGATAGCAACTGTCTACACATGTCTATTTGTTCGATCGTATGAATTGCGGTAAGATTCATCGGAATAGATTTGGATACGCAATATTGAATGACGATATCGTTAAATACTCCGCTCGTGTTGACAACCGGGATTTTCACAAAAATACGAGAATCAATCGCGCATATGCTATCAACCTGCTGGATAGCTTCGGTGGGGTTATCCTTCCATATTTGGAGTGAGAAACACTTGTCTCCAATGTACGGGCGAATGCGTGCGTAGAGTTCCGTATAAGAGGGTGTAGGGGATGATGCGATGATGGAGCAGTTTGTTGTAAAACCAGTGATATGGGATGCCGATGCATGCTTTTCGACATCATAACCATCATAAAACAACTCCATTTACTTTGTGTGTACATTTCCAGATGGATGATTTCTACGAAACACTTCGTCTGTAAAGTCTCGCTTCTCGGCCAACAAAAGACCACATGTATCCAGAGTCATCATAAACAACAGAGACGAAACGGTTGGTATCTTGTCATACGGATCTGCTTCACGTATAGATTTTTCGGAAATACAAATACTTTTGTTTACGAATGATCCAAGTGTGGCAGATGGATTGTTCGATATGCTTAATTGATACACTCCAAACGCATCTCTCACATGTTTAGCAATACCAATAAGTTCTTCTGTATTTCCAGAATTGCTGATATAGATAAGAATATCGTCTGGACGAACAACTCCTATATCGCCGTGTAAGAGATCTTGTGCAAGAAGAAAGTGAGCAGGAAGAGAGAGACTCTGCCATGTTGCCACGCATTTTCGCACAACGTGAGCGGACTTCCCAATCCCAGTCATATAGATAGTTCCTTTTACAGATGAAATAACTTCAACTATCTCTTCTATTGATCGCTCCAAATATAATCTGTGTGACTGCATTTCTGCCAGATAGAGAGAAAGATGGTTCATTCCGTCTATTTGCGTCTGCTTGAGAATCTTTTTGACGTAAACAAACTACAACATCTGTTAGAATATCGTCATGATAGTGCTTTGTGGGTCCTGGCCGAATAAGATAGCAGTGCAATCGATCCTCTCTTATAGGTGTGATTGTTACACCATGGGAAAGAAGTCTCCATCGTATAACATCCTCCGTGTTCCATGTGTCTTGTAGCATTTTGTTGTATTCATCCATCGTTCTAAAGTACCACCCTGTTTTGAAATCTTTGAAGTTGGATATAGCAAACCAGTCGCTGAATCCTACACCCGACTGTCTCGTAGACCTTGCTACATATGATGTTTTTGCAGCATTTAGAAGTTCCTTCAGATGGTCTGGGTGAAACAAAAACACACTGTCTGTTCGTATACGGACGATAATATCGTCGTCTGCAGGGTTTGCATAATCAATAAGTGCATTGACAGGTGTGAACATTCTATATGTCATATATGGCCAACCGAGTGAGGCAGCACCAGGATTGTTATCTGTCTTCGTTGTAGCAGTAATCTGTTTACGAATCTCCTCGGTGTCTGGTTCTTCGATTTGAATACAATGATCAACTTCATCCTTCACACGCGACACGTCTTGATTGGTCCATGTGCATAGGTATGTGATTGCATCAGGAATTTGTGAGCGTATTTTCAATATAACTTCGATAACATCCAATGCCGATGGGCGAATAAGACCAGTTACGAATATACGACAGACCATTTGGTTAATCGCATGTTTTTGTAATTCAAAAACAAACTCAATCACTTGCGTATCATGGGAACAGGCAGAAATGTGGGGCGTATCCAGAACATATTCAAGAACTCTTCATATTTCACAGGATCCCATACAAACTCCGACGGATTCACATTATCCAACGAATCGACGATGATACACGGAAATTGTTGGTACAAGTCATCCAACGGTGAAGATTGAACGATTGGAACAGACCCCATGAGTAAGACTTCGGAAAACCTATGTGTATCCATACCGCTTCCTCGCATGACAATCACATACTTGTATTTGCTGATTTCGCACATGTAGTCTTCGTACGGAAGTTTTGGAAGTGTAGGTGTACGTGTTCGACTACTATGCGTGTCTCCATGATAAGGAATACATATACTGTCTTTCTTTTGGTTCCATGGAACACGTCCTTCGTGCAAGGATTTTAGCAAGGGTAGATTTCCTGAAGGAGTACTGGGTTCTCCCACACCGATCAATATCTTTTGAATTCTATGATGCGTGTACGGAATGTTGCAACCAATCCAAAATAAAATACGCTGGTTCTTCAAAACTGCCTCACATTCTTCCTTGGAAGGTGTTCTATCGGAGACACCGGTTACCAAGACAAATCGACTATCTCCAATATCAGTTTTCAGCATGTTCAAAAACCATGGCAAGAAGTCTGTTTTCACAAAGACAACATCTCCGTCCTCAAATGGGTGGTGAAATGGATAGGAATGCTGTGCTTTCACTGTTACATCCTTGTAGTCTGCATCATATACTACATTTGCCAAGAGAGGCAATCGATTGTAGCTCAGAACGCATGGGTCTTTGCTCCAGAAGTCAGGATTGAATCGGATAGTAATGGGAGATTGCATGATTTACATATCACTTTCACTTTTAAATAAATGATTCACCCAACAGCAGTTGTCGATCAAGGGGCTTCTATTGGAGACAATTGTCGCGTATGGCATTTTAGTCATGTGTGCGGAACATCGGTGATTGGCAATGAAACGAGTATGGGTCAAAATGTATACGTTGCGAATCATGTGACGATTGGTCGCCAGTGCAAAATTCAAAACAATGTATCTATCTACGAAGGAGTTCATATTGCAGACAGGGTGTTTTTGGGACCCTCATGTGTCTTTACAAACGATAGAAATCCTCGCGCTACGAAGATGGACTGGGTCTTAACTCCAACCTATGTAGAAGAAGGTGTGACCATCGGTGGAAATGCAACCATCGTATGTGGTAACCGACTAGGATCTTATTGTATGATCGGGGCAGGTTCGACGGTTACGCATGATGTACCCCCATATGCTCTCATGGTTGGAGTTCCTGCGCGCCAAATCGGATGGGTTTCCAAGGACGGATGGAAACTTACATTGCCTCTTCGATACCCGGGTCATGCTGTGTCTTCCACATGTCCTGTCACGGGGGAGACCTATTTGCTCATTGGAGATAAACAGGTTGTCCATGCTTCAGAATAGAGTCTTCGATTGCATGAAGAATCTTGGTAACGGTTGTACCGAGAACACCGTCTGATGTACATACCACCTGTGGATTGCTGACGCAGGACAGGAAATGAACAATTTCTGTCTTCAGAGGTTCTGCGATAGGAAGTTCTGGAATCTCAAGACTTCCCGATTTCGTAATCATCTTGAAAGACCCAAACTCCTGCGTAGGTGTTAGAATGTCATTCGCATTCACACCCTTGTGGTAGATGGTGAGAGGTGCCTTGACATCGACATCGTCAAGAACCAATGTTCGATCCGAACCTACAATGACAAACTCACGCACCTTTCGCGGTTCTGCCCATGATGCAAAAATAGAACCTATCACACCATTGGCAAACCGGAGCGTCACTTGAACTGCATCCGTCTTTGACGATACGAACGTCGATCCAACTGCCGAAACAGAAACAACGGGTGATTCCATCCAATATAAAAACATTGCAATGTCATGCGGAACCAGATCCCATACAACACTCACATCATTCCGAATTGGTCCCATGTTCGTTCGCCGTGAAGTCAGATAGTATATTGTTTCCGACTTCATAAGTTCCTTGGCACGAAGAACGGATGGCACAAACAAAAAGGTGAAACCAGTCATCAAGCGAAGACTGCGCTCTTTTGCAAGTTGTACGAGTTCATCGCCGTGTTCGGGGATAACAACGAATGGTTTCTCCGAAAAGACATGCTTGTTCGCAAGAAGTGCCTGTTTTGCAAGAGCATAGTGTGTGGATGCTGGCGTCACAAGGAAAACTGCTTCAATATCACTGTTCAATGCTTCGTTCAATGAACTTGTACAAATTGTATTCGGATACTTCGGAAGCACAGCAGGATTGAGATCTACTATATAACGGAGTTCTGTGAGCTCACTCAAGATACGAGCGTAGTGCTTTCCCCAATAACCAGAACCAACTAAGACTGTTTTCATGTTTTTCTTCGTTTGATGGTGTTTAAACCGATGGGTGGAATAGATAAATATGTCTGCCTCCAATCCACTTGGTTCCACATTCGCAATACAGATGAGTGATATTCGCGATTACAATGCTTCGTTCACGGATGGGTTTCTCGATGACATTCGTAGTGTTCTACAATCGGGGCGGTATATTTTGGGCGACCAAGTGGAGGCATTTGAAAAGGCAATCGCATCCTACGTGGGAACGCAATATGCGATTGGCGTTGGATCTGGAACAACTGCATTGGAACTTGCATTCCGTGCTCTTGAGTTGAAACCTACGGATGAGATTATTATTCAAGCAAACACATACATCGCATCCGCATTTGGCGCTATTGTGTCTGGTGCAAAACTCGTACCTGTCGATTGTGAATTGAATGGCACATTGTCATTGGAATCCGTCTACAAGGCATATACACCCAATACACGCGCTGTTCTCGTTGTACATCTTTACGGAGACTGTTGCAACATGGAAGAACTTGCAACGTTCTGTAGGGAAAAGGGGTTGTATCTCGTAGAAGACTGTGCCCAGTGTTTGGGGTCGTCCTACAAAGACACGAAGTTGGGTGGGTGGGGAACAATCTCCTGCCACAGTTTCTATCCCTCTAAGAATTTGGGTGCTATTGGCGATGCAGGAGCAGTTCTAACCAACGATGCAGGACTCGCAAAGAAATGTAGACTCTTGCGAAATTTAGGCGTTTCTGCAAAGTACATTCACGATATCAAAGCAACCAATGGTCGTATGGATACCTTGCAGGCCGCATTTTTACTTCGCAAACTGCCCGATATGGATAATGTGATTTCTCAAAAGCGAAAGGTTGCATCTTTGTATATCCAACAACTCAAGGACCGCCATATTCGATCAATGGATCCAAATGTTTATCATACCTATCATATTTTCGCAGTTCAAGCTGGAGAGAATCGTGATCAAATTATGAAGGAACTCGCAAAGGCAGGTATTGAAACACTGATTCACTACCCTTATCCGTTCTACAAGACAAAGGCATTCGAAGAATACAACCATATGACTTTCCCCAACACAGAGCATCTTGCAAAGACGATGTTATCCTTGCCCATGTTTGCAACGCTTACATCCCCACAAATTGACCATATATGTACTATTTTCACACATGCTGTTGAGATGAATAAATGAAGATTCTTTGTTGCGATATTCGAATGGTTGGAAAACCCCATCACGATTGGAAGGAAGCATACGAATTCATGTATGCATTTCGTAATCTAGGGCATACATGCGATGTGGCGGGTCCACATTCATTGCAGTATTCTGAGAGGGATATTCCGAGTATTGCCTCTCGCTATGATTTGATCATTGTTACTGAAAACTACCCACACCCATCTGTATGGAAGTGGTGGGACTGGGGATCTATTTCAACTCCCAAACTCTTCTGGGCATTGGATACCCATTTGAACGATTACAGACCTCTTATTCAGAGTGGGAAGTTCGATTACGTTGCATTTGGTATCAAACGCAGCATGGAAGAATATGGTCTTCCTCGTTCATTTCCGCTGTATTACGGGTTGTCTACCATCCATCAAAAAGATATGTCTGTAGTTCCGAAAGAATACAATACAGTCTTTCTCGGAAACATAACTATTGGGCGAAGACGCGAATTGTGCGAACGATTTGGAATTCAACATCTGGAAGCATATGGAACTGAATATATCAAAACGATCAAGAAAGCGAGAATATGTTTCAATAGTTCGATTACGAATGATATCAATGCAAAGTTTATCGATATTATGGGAACGGGTACGTTCATGCTGACAAACTATAACCAAGAATTTTTAGACTTTTGTGACGGGAACGAAGACTTGCGAAGTTGTATGTATACAACAGACGAAGAGATTGGAGAAAAGATTGCCTATTATCTAGAACACGAAGACGAACGAGAAGCGATTGCGAAACGCTTATACGACTATGCATGGACTCACCATACATGGGAGAAACGGTGCGAAACTATACTAAAGAACGTATTTGGATAGAACCTCGCGCCATTTTGATTGAATATCATCTTTGTGTTTTTGACGCAGTTCGCGGTCATCAACATAGACAAAACTTTCTAATAACTCAAAAAGGTGTGGAAAGGAGTCGAAGTAATATGTATTTGGTGATTGAAATACATGATAAATGTCAGATAGTTCGATCCATGTAGAGGGATCCTTCATGTCGGATAAATGCGGGGGTAGTCTTTCACCCCAATATGCAGAAATACTTTGAATAGATGGATTTTGCTTCCAAAATGCTTTCGAAGGGAAGAAAAGAGGAAGTCCTGCTGTAAAGTGTTCAAACATACTCATGGTACTTATTTCGTATGGAAAGTGAACAATTCCTTTGTATGTTCCAAGGTCTTTCCATTCAAATCTATTTGGTCGCTTTTCCAACAAGGGATGTGTTGGTATTTGACCCGTGTAGCATAAAAACGTATTCCGCGTAGGTTTGTACTCTATATGTGTGTACGCGCAGAGAGATGGTATCCATTGTGGAAAAACTCCAGTTCCTCGTAATGTGTAAAGTTGATCTGCTTTGTTGTTCGAAACAATTGTAAGTTGCCGTTTTTCAGTCATACGGCGTATTGAATCATTCAAAACTCGTATCATCTGTATATTTCCAGTTTGGTTATACGGCAAATCATAGCGGCATGAGTTGATCATAAGTATCGGTTTTCCGTATTTTTCATAAATCAACAGAAAGGCGGCGGCATGACATACGATAAATCCGTCAAATGAACGCAGGAAGGAATCATGTGTTTTCTGAAACGATTCAATCCGACTTAAGGATAGATCTCTCCAATTATTCGGATTGATATCGGCAAACCCAGCGCATTGTTTGTTCATTACCCACGAATGCCCAGACATACATACATCAACAACTTCGACATATGGACAGTTTGTTTTGAAGTCTTCAATCACAGAGATGTGCACATCCATGCAGAAAAACTTCATTTACATTACATTGTGTTTAAAGAAGTAAATGGTAAACGTATTTTCCTTTTGCCTCTATGGTCCGGAGAATCCTGTCTACTACACTGGAATGATGGAGAACATTTACATCATAGGTATTCACTTCCCGCAGTGGAAGGTGTATATCTACGTTGGAAGTGATGTCCCCGAATCGTTCATTGCGCACATGGCAGCGAATACCAATGTCGTGATAAAACGGACAGGATTGACCGGAGCAAAGAACATGATTGAACGCTTCTATGCCATCGATGAACCCGAAGTGGATATCATGATGGTGCGTGATGCGGACAGTCGTATTCATTGGAGAGACCGTTGGTGTATCCAGGACTTTCTCAAGTCGAACTATGTCGCGCACACCATTCGTGACAACGGAGAACACACTGCCAAAATCATGGGCGGTCTCTGGGGTCTGCGCAAGTCAGCAGGGGTTCATATGCGAAAGGAATACGAAGGATACCACGAAGACCCGAAGTTGGGTTGGAGACACGCACACGACCAGAACTTCTTAGGCGATGTTATCTATGACAAGGTGGTCGACCGGATGCTGGTTCACTATAGCAATGGTCGCATTCGTCTGGGTGAACATGCGGTGGAAATCCCCTTTGAGTGGTCCAACGAACAATTCTGTGGTCTCACAGAACAACGGTATGTAGAAAAGTATCACCCTCCCCTGAAACCAAAGACATTTCGAATCGGTGTTCCTACCAAAGGTCCCGTGCCCAACTTCATAAACTTTCTATCTACAAGGTAAATGGAGCAAACAGGAAGTGGTCATGTCCCTGCGGTGGGTTCTCGTGCGCAAGTCATGCATGGCACTGCCAAGCATACGTCGGGTGGTCTGACGAAGGGTGACCTGAAGTACAACAAGTATGGTCGCATTGTCTCGCGCAAGAAGTCCCAGAAGGCAAAGAAGGACAAGCGTTTGGAGAAGGCAGGTTACAAGACGCGCAAGGGTAAGTTCGGTGCTATCAAGAAGAAGGATTAGGAACATAGGGAATCCCGTATTTTGGCGTATGCATATAGACGTTCAACACCATAGGCGATAGAGGAATGTTCTGTTCGTGCGCAATGAGTTCTGCACAGGTTTGGTCATGACGATGTCCGCGGCACCGCGGGTCTTGACTTTCCGTTTGATGGGTATTGGTATAGTTTCCTCGAAAGAGACCTGCATCCATACACTCCTTCCATCTTGTTAGAAATCGTTCAGTTGCGGGATGGCGAAAGTCAAACCCCATGACACATGCGTAGACACTTGGAATGCTCATGGCATCGTCTCGCGACACACCAAAGAAGTCGAGTGCCTTGTCATTCGACCACATGCCACAGGACCAACTCTCGTCGTGTTGGAGATAGACACCGACCTTTTGAATTTGGTCAATCCAAGGGCGAATGGGTTTCAGCATGGTGACAATGCTGTCACACCAAATCACAATATCATATCCCCGCTTTCGTGCTTCTAGAATGGAGTAATACTTGAATGCATAGGGCGACTCTTGGTGACTTGGACTTCCTATCTCCGCAAACTCCCGGAATGTCTGGATGTCGTAACCACGTGTTTGGATAGATTTCGCAAGGTTGTTTTGTTGTCCGATGAAGTTCTCTTGGTTCGCAAACGACACGAAGGTAGTGAGAACCATTTTTTGAAGAACGTTTATCCTCCGTAAATACAATGAACTGGCTTGCCTTGTTTTCTGCAACTGCATGGGTGGACTTTGTCGTGATTGTCCTTTCCAAGTTCTTCCCTCTGACAAAAACGTTGGGTGATTGGTATCGTGACTTTGGCGTGGTTGCAGTTGCGTCTGATATCTTGATTATCGTATTGGGTATTGCGCTCGCCCAACTGATTGTTCCGGGTATTTCGGGTTGGAACTTGGTTGGACTTTCTGTTCTCATTCAGGTGATCCATGATGTGCTCTTCTACATCGGTATCATTCGCGGGGTCCCAGATGGACAAAATAAAATCATTGATTTGTTCAAACGCTATGCGGCAGAGGGTTCCTGGAAGATCATTGTGGCAGATTCTGCAATGGTTGCGTCCTCCGTGTTGTTGATGGAGTGGTTGGACAACAATCTATCCGATAATCAAGTTGGATTTGTGGGAGTGCTTGCGGTTTACTCGCTACTCTACATTATCTACACTAAATAATGACGATTGGTGTTGCAGTTCCGTGTTATTCAGGACACGTTCACTATATACCGTCCTTGCTAGACAATATTGCGAATTCTACTCGCAAACCTGATGAGATTGTTATATCCTGTTCATCGTCTGACAATGATAGAATCCAATATTTTCTCCACGAGGATATCCCCGTTCGTATTTGGTATTCGACCCAACGTCTCAATCAATCTATGAATCGAAATCGGGCAGCAAAGTTGCTTAATACGGACTTGATATCCTTTCTGGATGCAGATGACCTCATGCATCCGAAACGCATCGACTATATCTGTCAAGCGTTCGAGAGTCGTCCGGATATTTCAGCAATCTATCATTCGTATTCTCGGGATTTAATAACGAAGCGAGAGGATCCATTCTGGGATGAACCCGAACTAAAGATGTTACCGAGTCGAGTGATAAAAAACCCAAATGCATTGGGTCTTCTCGTTGAATCGGATATATCTCTTCCTATTCATCATGCTCATGTAACAATTCGGAAGGAGGTGATGAATAGAGTTCGTTTCAATGAGAGTTGGGATGTATACAGACTGGAAGATGCTGTCTATGCAGGTGATTTGGTTGCAAATAACATACCGCTCATGTATCTGAACAATCGATTGTCTCGGTATATTTTCATCGGATAATGCAATGGCAGGTGGTCTGTTTGGAACTCCGTTGTATCTCAATCCCAAGTGTCTCGTCTTTTCGGCGTTTGTCTTGGCAGTTTACTGGATGCCTCATGCGAAGGAATACACGCACAAGGTCTTGATTGCGTTTCTGTTGGCAACTGCTGCATATGTCCTGATGGCGTGGTATGACTATCTCTACGATTGCAACGACCGATTTGGTCCGACCTTTCTCGGGTGGATGACCAAGATATTCAAACCCGAAGAATACAATCAAAAGTTTGAGGAACTTCCTGTCAAGTATGCGAAAGTTGTGCGAGCAGTCGATATTGTCGTCCTTGTTGGTCTTCTTGGATTGTTGGTCTACCCATACATTCGCTTCTCCAAATGATTTTATACCCACATAACAATGGATCCTGCTTCGTTGGCAGTTTTACTCGGAACCATAGGTGCCATATCTGGATATGGCGTCTATGCTGACCGCAAAGGACCTTCGTTGTCATTGCCACACTTACCTGCTCCTGAACCGGAGAAGAAACCAGAACCACCAAAGGTAGAGGAACCCAAGGTAGAACCACCAAAGGTAGAACCACCAAAGGTAGACGAACCCAAGGTAGAACCACCAAAGACACCTGATCGGATTGCTACACTCGGGACACTTCAGGATAAGTTTATGGATGCGCTTGCCAAACATAAACTGGCAAAATTGGAACTCGAGACTGCTGACAAAAAGATTAAGGAAGCGCAGAAACCCGAAGAAAAGTTTCAGATTGCGAAGGAGGTGTTGGAGGCCAACCAAGCACAAGAACAAACAAAGCAGACGGCGAAAAAGGCGGCACTCGATGCTGCGCAGTATGCTCTTCTTCTTCTCAAGACTAGCACTGCAGACAAACCCAAGATCAAAGAAGTGTTGGATACGATTCAACCCGAGGTCAAAACACTCGATGAACCTATTCCTTCTTCGATCACAGAGGCGCGCACCATCATTCAGCGCGCTGTTCGCAAGACCACTCCGAAGATTACGGGTTACTGTCCGCTGACCAACAAGGGAATGAACCAGTGCTACATGAACGCAGCAATTCAGATGTTGTATTCGATACCCCCACTCCAGGAAGCACTGGAGAAGATGTCGGGCGCCTCCAAGCGAGACGACTGCTTTGACCCCGAGTTGCGGATGGATACGCTCAAGGCACTCAAACTTTTGTTTGACGAGATGAAGAAACTTCCCGAGAAACCGCTTGACATTCAAAGTCTCAAGATAGGCGAGAAGAACGTCTATACCCAACTGTTGGAAAGTGTGAAAGGGCAAGAACGACCTGCGTTTCAAGCGAAGACGCAGCAGGACCCATTTGAGTTGGTGACAACGGGCATTCTAACTGCCTTTGATTGCTTTAACTTGGCGGATGCGCTCAAACTGAGTGTTCAGTCCGAGTTGATTTGCTTGGACACTGCGAAGCAGCAAGTATATACGCGAAACCTAGGGGGTCCTGAGTATGTCTACACCCACTCGGTTGAAATCAAACCGGGCGCACTTGATTTGCAGGCATGCTTGGATGCCTTTTCTGCTCCTGAGAACCTGGAAAGGTCCGAGTATGTCAAGGATGAGTGTGAAGGCGGTATTCAACAAAAGCGAATCAAACCCGTTGTGTCTGACGCATTGAAGTATCTGCTTGTTGTCCCCAAGCGGTTCAACTACGAAGGAACAACTGCGACCAAGAACAGCACGTCTCTTGTTCCCAACCCAGTGATTACGCTGGAAGGAACCGAGTTCTCGATACGTGGCGCCATTCGTCATTTGGGTCAATCGCCCACGAGCGGTCATTATATTTATCAGACCTATGTGGGTGGCAAAATCATTCAGATTGTCGATGACGATCGCGTCCGTCCTGCGATGGATCGCGATACAGAACAAACGAAAAAGGAGGGGTATGTGTTCCTCTATGAACGAATGGTGAAGGTCGAAGAACCGAAGGCAGAGACACCTGTGGTAGAGACACCTGTGGCAGAGACACCTGTGGCAGAGACACCTGTGGCAGAGACACCCAAGGTCGAAGAACCGAAGGTAGAGGAACCGAAGGTCGAAGAACCGAAGGTCGAAGAACCGAAGGTCGAAGAACCGAAGGTAGAGGAACCGAAGGTAGAGGAACCGAAGGTAGAGGAACCCCCAGTAGCAGCGCCCACACAAGAGACACCCAAACCCGAAGAAGTGGCAATACAGGCGAGACAGAGACCGCGTTCCACTGGGACTCGTCGTTCGGTGGGAACTGTCGGAGCACGACCACCATCTGTTCCGTCTTGGTTACAGTTTCCCGCACAACCGCCCATTGGACCGCGAAGTCCGACAGAAGCAGAGGTGAACAAGGCACGTGCGTTCTTGGAACGAGGACTTGTGATGCCGTTCCGACGCTACGACGACGAGGCAGAGTACAATGTTCGCATGGCACGCATGCCGGAAGGGAAACTGAAATCGGAAGTGAAGGTGAACTACCAGATTGCTAACTGGGACAAGTTGACTGGAAGTGCGCGGAAAAACACTTTCAGGCGCCGTCGGGGGGTAAGTGTAAAGAAGCATGTCAGACGAACTCGTCGTAGCTAAAACCGTGCAAACTGCCCCCATTCGCACTCTCGCGGAGGGTCTGAAGTCCATGCTGGTCGAGATGAGTCTTGTCTTTGATAAGGATGGTGTTCGCATGATTGCGATGGACAACACCCGAACTGTTCTCACGCACATGCGCCTCTACGCAAACAAGTTTGAGCATTACGAATACAACCATACCGCACCCAAGTTGGATGTGGGGTTGAATACCGACCACTTCTACCGTATCGTGAAGACCGTCAGCAACGATGACACCATCACCTTCAGTGTGTCCAAGTTTGAGAGCAATCATTTGACGATTACGCTGGAGAACGGTGAGAAGAAGCGCAGAACGCGTTACAAGTTGAACCTTCTGGACCGCGATGACAGCGACATTCAGATGCCCGATACGGAGTTCCCTGCGCGGATTACGATGCCGTCGCTGGATTTCCAGAAGATTTGCCGTGATATGACCCTGCTGTCCGCCAAGACTGTGGACATCAAAAATGTGGGTTCTACTCTGACGTTCACGTGTAAGGGTCCGTTTGCGACACAAACCGTTACGATGGGCAACAGTGCGAATGAGATTTCGATTGTCCGCAAGGAGAACGATACGATTGTGAGTGGCACGTTCAGTCTTCCTCATCTTGTGTTGTTCACCAAGTGCAGCAATCTCTCCAACAACCTGGAACTCAGCATGAAAAATGATTGGTTCCTCATGATTCGCTACGTGATTGCGAACCTGGGCGAGATTAAGTTGTGTTTAATGCCGTGTAGTACATAATGAACTGGACCCTGCGTTCCAAACCCGCCTACATAGGTGACTATGAGAATGAATACCCCATTCCCCTCGTTGCCGATTCTCAGGAGTATATAAAGATGTCTGGTCTCCCTCCGAAATACGAACGCGGCCCTGCGCAACCCGAGCGCCTTTCGAAGGCAATCGATCGTGTCCTCAACACTCAACTTGAGGGGAGACCTCGCGAAGAGATCCTTGCAGCACACAATGATTGGAAGAAGGAAAGCAAGCGAGCACACGAACTCGGAATCACTGCCTACACCCGAAAGAAGGTTGACTTGTCTGGTAAGGGTCGTCGCAAGACACAGCGCGCAACAGGTAACGGAAGCATCGTCGTCGCCATGATGACGATTCGCGACCAAATCAAGGTCTATCACTGGCAGACCAAGTCGTTTGCCCGTCACAAGGCAACCGATGAGTTTGTGACC